CCGAGATCGTACCACTGCTGAACAAGGCTATTAACCACCTTGAACTTAGTACGCCCGTTGAGAGGGACTGAGTTATATCCCGAAACATCGGACGTACTAAGAAAGGAGGCAATCGCTTTGAGCCTCGTACGGCGTTCATCCCCAGGCCTTTCGGCCTGGCGAAGGACGACGCTTGCCACATGCTCGCGAAAACCAAAATCAAGGTTGACGTTTGCATGAAGGCGCCAAAGACCGGCTAGCAAATAGCCGATTGTATCGTCGTAGTAAGTTTTACTTACCTCCACCACGTTAGGCACGAGGTACGGGGCGGGTTGATAACCCACTCCAATACCCCTCCTCGCGCGGCTAGGGGAAGCCTCATCAAAGTTCGAGATGAAGCCTCCATCTCCTAATCCTTCGGGAATCCGGAAGCGAAAAGCGACCGGAACCGATTTGAGAAGGAGCTCAAACGTTGCCCGAAAGTCTGCATCACAAGCGAGACGTGAATAACGCTTGTGAGCATACCTCCGAACCGCGTTTGCTAGGCGATAAATCGCTGGAACCGAGTCAACTCTATCTTTAAGATAGATTGGCTTAACGTCTGCCCCTGAGAAGAAATGGGCACCACAGGATTCACGGAACGATGAGTCAACGTGACTCTTTTTCTCGTTTACGCGAAAACCGTAGAAACCCATCATCTCAGCGAAGAGGTCGAAGCATGCCGACGGTAATATAACATCATCACCGTAGGCACTCACATCAGAAGAACTGATGGAGAGATAGTCAGCGCAGCAAGAAGCTACTGCGTAGAATATCAATGACTCCAACTGGAATGTGAAGCCGTTCCCCATACTGGAGAACTTCTCCCATTTCAGAAGGGTCCCGCTTCGACTGCCGTAATGAGATCGACAAGCATCCAAAAGTACGAACCAACGCTGAGGAAGTAATTCCTCAACGACGGAACGTGCAATTGAATCGCTAGCAGAACTAAGATCAATAGTTGCTAAGTCGGAGGAGATACTCCCCTTCCTAGCAAGCTCTTGATTGCGGGACTGATAGCGTAAGTCGACCCCATACCTACGGAGGCGATTTCCAATCATATCGCCAATCGACTTCTGGAACCATAAATTGATTCCAGGTTCGACGGCGATAACCCGATTGGTCGTCGCATCCTTAGGTACAGTGATAACCTTATTACCTACTTGAAACGTCGGAAAACCGGCGTCAACAAGTTGGGAAGCCCACAGAGGATAAGCTTCTCTTAGGGTTTCCCAGGGTATAAGGCTGTACAGATCACGCGTGATTCCGGTTTCACACCGGAACTTCTTAGCTGGACTGGCGTCTCTACGCTTTATCAGGGTAGATGCACCAGGACCCCAGTTAGGCATCGCGAAGATCTCATCAGCGGAAAACTCGCCCAAAATCTTGGCAACTTTACGGATGACTGCGTTATGCAGCCAAACGGCTCGACCCTTGAATAAGGGGTCGAGAGCAAGATTCTTAAAGCGAGAATTCGTCTGTTTACAAAGAAGTTCGAATTCATCGAATTTCTTCAAAGCAACAAGGTCTAGATCATAATTAAGGGTTAACCCCTTAAATTTTGACAAAAACTTCGTTGCAGCGTAAGCAGAGCGAAGGTCTACGAGTGAATTGTAGTCCTTGGGATTGAACTCCAACTTGGCAAGCTGCTCATGCTCTCCCTCACGGAAGAGTATGAGCGCTGTCAAGGAACGAGGACAATCTAGTGCTGACAAGAAAGACGTGATTGCCGAGGATTGTACACCCTCGGGAGCGCGGTAGCTCGCGATTCCTTTATGGAATCGACCACCATACTTCTTAGAAGACATGGTATTCTCCTGGAGTTGTAGCTACGACGTGTAGAAATTAATACACGTCCTCGAAAGTCGTCACGGCAGCTTCGATGGGCGAACCAGTTGAATCGGTTGGCACATCGTCGCTGGCATTGACGGTTCGAGCGAAGAGGGACGCCACTGCGCTGAACAACTTTTGCCGTTCAGCCAGGGTGCTCCTCTCCGGAAGCATGAACTCCATGACACACGTGCAGTCATACGCCTTCGTCGGAGCCGGCTGAATACCGGTCATCGTCGAAGGGCTGGTCTGCTCGAGAGTCGGGAGAACGAGCTTCACCGAAACCTTGTAGATGCGGCTCGCCTTTGTGGGCGGACGCACCAACATGGTCAGGCGGGGATAACCGATGGCGATTCCGCCAGTCCGGTCAACCCATGCCGTGAGCCCCTGGGGGTTTCTCCCTTCGGGGTTCAAGATAAGATCGGCACCAACGGTCGCACTGGTCGTTTTCCGAGCCAGGGCATGATCGATGATGCCGCTTGCTTTCACTGCCGCAATAGCGGACATGTGTAAGTACTTCCTTTCTAGTAAAGTTAGACTATCGCCTCGTCACTTCCGTCCACCAAAGACGCCTATTACAAGAGCGACAGCATTGGCCGCACGGGTGTTTTGTAACGTGAGATTCCCCTGCGCGTTCAGATTAGTGGAACCGAAATTCGGTCCAGTAAAAGAAGGAAGCACGCTACTAGGCCACGATGAAATCGGGGTCCTAGACAGACGTATCTCCTCCCTTCTCTGAGATGCATTAAGGGTCACGTTAACCGTCGGTTCAATGATGAGTGGTCCGGAATTGAAGATAGTCGAATTTCCTTTAATCCTAGTGAACAGAGTCTTGGAACCTCCCAAGAAGGTACAACCGTCCCAGGCCGATAAGGTCTGGAGGAAGTTACCAACAGGAAGGAGCCAATCTGCCACAAAGGAAAAAGGAAGAATTTCCCACGCGAGGTTCAATGGGTTTGTAAAGCCGGTTTGTGCCAGGAAGCTATGTAACGGGTTGTCTACCCGAAACCGAATCCGATACTTTGCCGTGGTAGTGACCAAAAATTCGGTCACGCCTGGCGAAGCACCGGAAATTCCTTCGGCTGGAGGGTAGGCTAGCGTATAGTAGCGCTTGGCAGTAGCCGAACTGGCTACCCGTTGCACGGTATCAGTTATGGGCGATTGAAGATTTCCCATAGCTGTCATAAAGCCTTCGATGTCAGAGAGCAGAGGTTTCCACCCGTACTGAAGTTGAAGCCAATTACTGGCTAACGACTTCGATGCGGATAGTTTACCAACTGGTCCCTGCCACTTGGCCTTAGGCCGTGCCGCTAGCAGTGTCCTAGCTGCAGAAAGTAAGTTACCTTTCTTCAGCTGGAACAAAGCCTTCGCTATCACAGTTGCATTACTAAAGATAAGCGAAGACAACTGGCTGACCTGCGCAAGGTTCTGGGCCATATTGGCCTGCAAACCTTGCTGAGACTTAGAGATCAGCCGCTGCAAAGCGTTGAACTCCGCCTCTGGTATCACCAAAGTAGGAGAGTCGGGCATCGCGTAGAACTCGCTGTAATGAGAGATCCGCAGATCCCAGTTACCAGGGGGTTGTTGGACCTGGTACCTGTGATAGCGATTCTCAGTTACTTCGGTTTTCCGTACACTATGCGGATTATCCGGTAGCGCACGGGTGCGAAGTTTGCCAAAGCCAGGCGTTCTAAACCCAGACCATTCACGAAAAAGTTTCGTGACGGGAACGACATCTTGAGTAAGATTAATCAAGACGCCGTTTTCCCCGTGCTCAAAGGTCCGAAAAATCTGACCTTTGATGGACTCAGGGCTAGGACGGACAGCCGTGGAACTTCGTACCGAACGAGTTCTCGTTGACCAGGGAGTCTTAGATAAACCCTGGACCCGAAATCGAACCTTACGGTAAGATTTCGACGACTGAATCTGCCGCCCATTCAATTGAATAACCACCTTCCCATTTGCACGGAAAGATGGCTTCAATGGAAGAGGAGCGACAGAAACATATGGGAAACCACGTCGGTATCGAGTATAGGTGACGTCAGCTCGAATGGACGATCTATTACGACAATAACCTTCGTATACACTGGAATGGTTAACAAGGCTTTGAGGCCTTATATCACCAACCCAGTGGACGAGGCGATTGTCTACGTAGATCGACACCCGAACCAAATCATCGATACGCGACCGATATGGGTAACCATATCGCCCCAACATCAGGGCTAAGTCGATTGGGTGAGTATTGAGGTATGGACTTAACTCGGCCACGGGATTCCTCCCAAAACCGAGAGACCAATCTCAACAACGTTGAGACTAACGCAGATTGCTGCTAGAGATGAACCAACTATACAGGCCAACGTAATGGCTAAAGAGTTCGGTGTAAACCGATCTTCAACTATTACGATAATGGTCTGCATAGTGAACCTCTCTAGTAGGTATGCGTTAGGGTAGGTTAGTAACTAACCTATCTGAGCAAATACTCTTTGACTAACTGCCTCGTCCTATGGTCACATACGAAAGGAAGTTTCCCAAATCTCCCCTGAAATAAATCGGGGTTGAACGGGGCACCACTTTCGTTGATCATATAGTCGAGACATAAGAGTCGCTCTATAACGTCGTCGATCGTATCGGTTTCCCCGGCCGTGGGACAGACCTTCGTCTGTTCAATGGCCAGATAACTCGATATTTTTCGGCGTGAGGCACGCAACTGCATCAACATCGCCGTTACGGTGTATGTTGATCTGCGAAACAGCGGCTTTTTACCATGAATTACGAACGAAGAACATCCGATCGTAACCGTGATAACAGGGTCACTGTACACATTTGTACTCAAAACTACATTACTGTAGTAAGGGAACATTTGAACCTCATAAGGTTATAGAGTTTCTCGATTAGTCGAGAGTTGCTCTTAGAGGCTGCTCTTCACTGAGGGGTTATTAGGGTTCGCAAGCCTATTTCTAGGCTTGCGTTCCCAGGGTCGATCATCTGACCTTTCGTCTACGCTCTTTCTTAAACAGCTTCCACGCAAGCCATCGGATTGCTCCGGCGGCGAACGCGGCGACTGCTTCGGTTAGAGACGAAGGCATAATAGCCTCCC